CCGCGTTCCTGAAGCGTATGTTCAGTGCCATGCTGGACATGGGGAAGAAGTCCACGGCATCCTCGATTGCGCTCAGCGTGGCCGGTAATGCGGCATACTACGCCAAGCTGGGATTTCTGCCTGACGAGTTGGAATGGGATGCTCTGCGGACGTATTCACTGGGAGAGTTGGAAGCAGGAGTGTTGCAGCCGATGATGGCATCGCTGGCCCCGGCTGATGCGTTGCTGGTGAAGCAGCTACTACAAGATGGGTCACCATCGGCCTTAGTTGCTCTGACCGAGCTACCGTTCACCTACGCAGGCAAGACCATCGGTGAGTGGATTCTCAGTGAGTCGTCAGGCATCTGGGCACTGGATCTGGCCGATGATTTGATGGTAGCGCAGGCGAAAGCATACCTCTCATGAAGATGACCCTGAAACCACTCAAGACAGACCATGCCACGCTGAAAGCGGTGGTGTCGAAGCCTGTCCCGAAGCCGAAAGCTCATCTCCAGTTGGTGACCAGACAGGGTGTGTCGCCGGAACGAGCGAAGCAGTTACTGAGCTAGGAAAATAGTTGTTGCGTTCTTGTGTTGTCCTGTAAAATAAGACCCCGTGCAACTGATTGCAATTGTGAGTCAGTAACCCATGCCCCTGCATACGAGTCGATTCGTGTCCCGGTATGGACTGACACATGCCGCACCGCCACCCAAGCCACAACTCCCTTATGAATTAGTCCTGAAGTTCAACAAGTGCCACGCAGACAATTCCGGCCAATTCTGTGACACGAGTGGTGGCACAGGTGGTACAGAAAGTGGCGGCACAGGCGGTAAAGAAAAAGAGACTGCGAACTTCAAGAAAACTGTCCCGAAGGACGGTGAATATCCGGTAGGCACAGAACAAGACCCCATCATCAGGGCGTCAGTGAAACGTCGGTACATGGCGGGGGAAATCGAACTGGCCGACGAGCAAAAAGAATTCTTTGGGATCGGGCCGGAAGTGAAGTTCAATTCCAAAGCGGCCAAGGTGACGAAACCCTCCGCGAAACCATCCGACGTGAAGTCTGAGGACGGGCCTACGCAAGTGCTCTTGGATGCGAGTACGCCGGAAGGCATTACCATGGCGCTGAAGGCCATGGGGTGGAAAGACAAGAGCAAGGTTACGAACCGTGACGAACTTTTCAAAATCGCGGAAAACAATGGGAAGATTGCGGAGAAAGGGCGTAAGCTCATTCTTGAGGCGTTGGAAAGTAGCCCCCGTGGGAAGGGAAAGGTCAAGGTAACGAAGGCGAGTGGGATTGATCAGAAGACGGCGGATAAGCTACAAGCCAACGTCAATCTCTTGCTGCACCCGACCATCCTGAAGCAGTTGAAGTCCAAGAGTACGAATCTGACGAGGGGCAGGTCGAGTGGAGATGCCCATTACTCACATTCTATTGAGGGTCAGATTACGTTTGGGCATGGGATGAATAAAAACGATCAAGAAGCAATCTATGTTCATGAATTCGGGCATAGAATTGAAGTGTCAGTCAAAGGGTTGTTGGCGAAGGCAACCAAGGCCCGAGACAAAGCCGTCAGTGAGAACGAACCGTTGGTCAATGAATACTCCGAGAAAGTGTACGAGCATATTAAGGGCACAGAATATGTGTCGTCTGGATACGAGCACTACTTCCGCGATCCCATTTCCTTTGCCGCCAAAGCCCCGAAACATTTTACGTTCATTCATCGACTGGTGACGCGAGGGGAGTTGGTATAATGCAGGCGGTTATTAAGGTCGAGGGTGTCGAGGCGACATTCGATGGAGAGCGATGGGAGTGTCCCGATGCGACGTTAGCGGCGTTCCTGAATGCGTTTCGGTGGATGGGTTCTCGCCATAGCCAGTATGGTAGTGCTGGAAGCCATGCGGTGGCGGTGGCTGAAGAAATAGGAGCCGAAGTCGTTTCGGTGGAAGATACACCCACGGATAATGTCGATATCGTGAAGGGGTTGGGGGAGTCCGACGATGAGTCGGATGAGGAGTAGTTTGATGGCCATTGACACTCGCAAATCGCTGGTCAAGAAATACAATCCCAACCACGGAGTTGATGGGCGGTTTACATCAGGGTCCAGTGGGCTAGGAAACCGTCGTATTGGAGAGCGTGGCGGTGGCACCGCAGGGGCACCTGTGAAGGATGCGTTTGGCAGGTCGATGGGTTACCAAAGCCCCCATCCTCCAACGAAACAGACAGTAGCCGCCCACAGTCCACAGGCACAGCAAACCGCAGCCCACCTTCATGGCGCGTCAGACGGTGGTTCGGGTATCGTCAAAGATCGCGTCTTCATTCCCGGTGTGACGGATGAATTTGGGAGAACGGCTGAGGAACAAGCGGCAGCAAAGGTACCCAAGTTTCAGATTGAGAATCCGGCTGGACCGGGTTTTCAGTTCAGTAGCGCACAGCGACAGGCGAACGCTAGAGAGATGTTCGGAGCATCACCGTTGAAGCCAGATCCTTATGGTGAGACCGCCAGAAAACCAAACATTTTGGTGAGACCAGAACCGGCTGCGTTTGCGACCACGATGCGAACACCCAAGACGCCTGTGATGGCTGAGACGGCTCGTACACCAGCGACCACCAGACATGCCCCCAAAGAGGCCACGTTTCATGCGCCGTCCAAGGACATCAACGAGTACGTGAATACTCAGCACATGAGGCGACTGGAAGGGGAATCACTGAGTGCATATGTGGAGCGTCGAAACTCGCTGTTGAAAATTCAACGTGATCGTGAGGCGAAAGTAGCGAAGGCGAGAGCGAACGCCAGTGCTCCATTTCTCAGGGGACGGCCCCCAGCATTCGTGAGGTAACTTTATGCCGCTCACGAACGGGTTGTTGACGAGTCGTGCGGCTGCTCTGAAGGGTGAGGGCCATATTCACTCGGAGAAGTGGCATCGCTGTGTGGAACACGTCAAGGCCAAGGGTGGTGGGTACGATCCGTACGCCGTCTGCACCTTCAGCATTGGGTACAATGAGTCGGTCAACAAGGAACATCAGACACCGGGACCACATTCTTCACGCGATACTCGTAGATTCAAGCGGCGGAAAGAGCGTGCTGAAAAGTATGCCGACGTATTGAAATTCAAATAACCCAGCAATAGGAGCACACCGTGACTGATAAACCGACACAGCTACCCACCGATCCCGACGACGAATCCGCTTCGCCACCGGAAGAAGGTGGTGAACGTCCTGATCAGGGACTTCCCGGCAAACCCGGTGGCATTGGTGGTCCCGGTAGACCCGATCAGGGGTTGCCCGGTCGTGGCCCCGGTGGACCGGGAAGCATCGGTGGTCCGAAGCCGACGCATCCGATTGCGCCGACACCCGAACCGAAGAAAGACAAGCGGTAGGGAAATTCTCCTGACGGTTGGCAATTGATTGCACGAATGGATCAGTTGCCAACCTGATTGGGGTGTAGAATGTCCTTGGTACTGAAGTCCGAAGAACAGCACATTGTCATGGGCGTTGCTCCGGGCTATTGGGTGTCGAATGATGGCCGAGTGTGGTCCACACGTCCATTGAACGGGCAGGGGCCATTATTGCCGTGGGAACAGCGCCGAGAGATGAAACCGATTGTTCAGCACAATCAATATCGAACGGTGGTGATTGATAGAAAGACCGTGGCAGTTCATGCACTTGTACTAACGGCGTTTGTAGGCCCACGACCAGCCGGGAAGCAATGTCGCCATTTGGATGGTGACAAGTCGAATAACCGGCGAGACAATTTGATCTGGGGTACTTGTGTTGAGCAGTCAGAAGATCGGGCCAAACACGGCACTAAGTTAGTAGGGTCGAAGATAGGCACGGCGAAGTTGACTGAAGCGCAAGTGAAAGAAGCGCGGAGTATGCGACCCACTTTTCCGCTTGATTACATTGCCAAGAAATTTGGAGTGACTAAGACCTGTATTTGGCATGCTGTTTCTGGTTCCGGCTCCAATTGGAGACACGTATGAACCGAAAACTCGTAATCAAACAGGACGGTGAACTTCAGATAGCGATGGGCGAAGTTTACGCCCCCAACCGTCCTGATGCACAGGGTGAGTACATGACGGTGGTGGAAATTCGGAAAATGGCCCATGAGTTTATCCGCTCTGGTAAGATGAAGCAGATCGACTTGATGCACGGTAATAAGATTGTTGAGGGCGCGAGTGTTGTAGAGTCGTTCGTCTCGGACGCATCCGACACACGGTTCCTACCTGATTCATGGGTGATTGGTGTTCATATCCCCGACCCAACTTTGTGGTCGTCCATCAAGAAGGGCGAAATCAACGGTTTCAGCATGGAAGCTCTCGTGTCCCGACACGATACGGATGTGGAGATTGAAATTCCTCCGGTCGTGTCAGGGTTGACCAGTAAGGGTGATGACGGTCATGAGCATAAATTCTTCGTCACCTATGACGAAAAGGGACAGTTCAAGGGTGGATTGACGGATGTGGTCAATGGCCATTCGCATACCATCGTGGCGGGGACGCATACCCAAGACAGTCAAGGTCATCGCCATCGATTTAGTTCTGTTGATAACGTCCGAATCTTGAGGTAGGATCATGCCGATTTTTCGGACCAAGTTGAAACAGTTGCGTGATGCGGATGTGCGGTTTATTTCGTTGGTAGATCGAGCCGCCACACGTATTCCGTTCCGAGTGTTGAAGCGTGAGAAGGAGAACGAGATGGGTATTGATCTGACGCGAGTATTCAAGTCGGACGGAAAAGAGGTGGCGAAGCCTTTTGTGTCGGCAATCGTGGTCTTCGCCCAGAAAAACGAGGACGCCGCGAAACAAGTGCGGGACGCCATCGAGAAGCACGGGTTCCGCATTGATCGCGTTCAGAAAGCCGATGGCGACGAGACGCTGGTCTTCGCCCAGACGGATGCTCCGAAAGAAGTCCAGCTTGTGCGACTGAGCGATCAGTCGTTGGTATCCGTCGCCAACTTTCAGATTCCCTCGGGATGGATGGGTGACCAGATCGAGGAGCACGGGTTCTTCCCCGATCTGAAGCTGGCCACTCAGAATCTGTACGACGAGATGCTGAAGGTTGCCAAGTCGGACACACCACAGGACCATGCTCAGGCCGCGTTGACCAGCTACGCCCAGTACATGGAGCAGATGATCACGCTCCCGGTGGAAGCGTTCCAGTTGGACGAGGCCATTGCTGAAATCGTCAAGAAGTGCTCCTGCGAAGACAAGAAAGAGGACGAGGAGCCGGTGAAGGAAGACGTGAAGACGGAAGACGTGGTCAAGGCCGACAAAAAGAGTCCCAAGTTGCCGCCGAAACTGGCCGGTGAGTCGGAGGCCGAGAGGAAGAAGCGTCTCAAGTCCCATCCGCCGTCTGAGATGGCTCCGGCTGATGAGGAAGATGACCAGAAGGGTCCACCGGAAGAAGCCAGCCCCGAAGAGGATGAAACCAAGAAGGCTGACACCGGCATTCAGGACATTCTCGGCGCGTTGAAGGCACTGAACGATAGCACCACGGCGCAGTTCACCACGCTGACGACCAAGTTGGAAGGTGTCGTCACCGAACAGGCCAGCCAGAAGAAAGTGCTTGACGACGTGGTACAGAAAGCTGACACTTTGGGAGCGACGTTGAAGGGTACGGTGGTTGCCCCCGTTGTCTCCGAAGATCGCCCCGCAGGACCAGCCCGTATGCGGGTGCAGAAGGACGATGATCCTCGGACGGGCAATTTCGACACCGCGTTTCTGCGTCGTCGTCGGTAACGACCAGATCCACCATTCACCGTTTTGTAGTAGGAGATGACATGACGAATCAGGAAGTTATCCAAAAAGCGGATATGGCGCTTGCGGATCTGGCGACGGCTGGCAAGCTGAATCCGGAGCAGACCGACCGCTTCATCCGTACGCTCATTGACCAGCCCACCCTGTTGGCTTCCATCCGGACGGTCGCCATGGGCGCACCGGAGATGAAGATCAACAAGATCGGCTTCGGCTCCCGAGTGCTGCGACCTGCGATCAGCGCCACCGCCATGGCTGATTCGGATCGCGTGAAGCCGGATCTTGGACAGGTGAACTTGGCGACGAAAGAAGTCATCGCTGAAGTCCATCTGCCCTACGACGTGATCGAGGACAACATCGAGAAGGGCAACATCAACGTGCCGTTGCAGACTGGCGCGGGTGGTCTGCACCAGACCATCGTGGACCTGTTGGCCGAGCGAGCCGCGCTCGACTTGGAAGAGCTTGGCATTCAGGGTGACACCGCGAACCTTGCGGACGCCTATCTGGCTCTTCAGGACGGCTATCTGAAGCTGGCCACCGCGAACGTGACCAACGTGGGTGGCGTGTTCGACAAGGCGGCGGTCAAAGCCGCACTGAAGACCATGCCGACCCGGTATCTCCGGAACCGCAGTGCCATGTCGCACTTCGTGTCCGTGGACAACGAGACGGAAATCCGTGACCAGTACGGTGCTCGTCAGACCGCACTCGGTGACGCACAGGTGCAGGGTCTGCTCCCGGTCTACATCTACGGTTCCAAGGTGACCCCGGTCGCCCTGATGCCGGGACCGCAGGGCCTGTTCACCGATCCGATGAATCTCATCTTCGGGATTCAGCGGAACATCATGATCGAGTACGACAAGGACATTCGTGCCCGTGTGTTCATCATCGTGCTGACCTGCCGCATCGACTTCGCCATCGAGGAAGTCAACGCGGTGGTCAAGTACACGGGCATTACCGGAAGCCGGTAGTCACCAGTCGTGAGGTTGCAAGGGACTCTTCCGCAAGGGGGAGTCCCTTTTGCACTTGATTGCAATGACTGACGTACCGCTCAAACCAGACAAACCACCAAGGCCACCAAACCCTTCCCAGTACACCCAACTGGAGTTGGCCATCTATGATGTGTATACTGTCGGTCTGCTGTCGCCACCAGTGACGGGAGTCAAGGGGGTGCAGTATGTGAAGGGTGTGCGATATATCTTTTCCCCGGAAGAAGCGTTGGTGAAACTGGAAGAAATGGATCATGGACGTCCGGTGTGGAAGGTTCATGGAAAGCCACCGAAGCCGGAACCGACGCCTGTACGACTTCCCGCGTTCCTCACGTAATCAAGGAGTGATGTAATGGCATTAAAGACAGAGAAGATTGAGAAATCACCAGAACCTGCGGTAAAGCCGGATACAACCGTGTTGGAATTGGCTTTGTATACCCAGTACACGTGGCAGGGTGAGACGTACGAGAAGGGTAAACCCTACCGCTTCAGGACCGTGGACGCCATGCAGTTGCTGGCCGAGACAGACACCGGTCGTCCCATCTGGAAACTGTATCAGGCACCCAAGCCCAGAGTAGCACCCAAGAACGAGGTCGTGGATGCGACGGGTGTGCAGGCCGGGATTCCTGATGAACCTGTCCATTTCTCTCCACCGAGAAAGCGCATTGAGGTGGGAGACGACAGCGAGATTCAAGACATTTTGGGGAAGACTGAGGGTGGAGATATCACGGTCTAGCCGATGAGACGCCCACAGACGCCGCTGTTCGTGGATGTGCAGGATGTGATCCTGCGAATGGGTCTCAGTGCGGATCTGGCTGGGATTGAGGACGTAGTGTCGTCGGGCATCGTCTCGGCCCAGTTGCACGTTGAACGTGTGATTGATGGGAAGCTGTCTCGTCAGTCACAGGACTGTCGGTTTTTTATCGACTCCCAAGCCTTCTCAGGCATCGCTCCGGGTGGCCTGTATCGGTTGGAAGTGCCCAGTGGCTTGGTCCGACAAGACGTGCCGCAGACGGTGACGTTTTCGAACGACTACGGCCCGTTCACCGCGCATTCAACTATCGATTCGACATTGATGAAGTTCGACTACAAGAAGGGGTATCTGTACGTCGATGCGGAGACGTACGGAGATAACTACATCCGGATTCAGTGTGATACGGGGTTCGAAGATGGCACCCGACCCTACCCTGTTGATGACCTCACCGTATGGGCCGCTGACCAGCAGTACGCCATCGATGATGTGGTGGCCTATACCGGGATTGCCTACCGGTGTATCGGCGTCCCCCCAGTCGGTACGTTCCCCACGAATGCGGCATACTGGAAAGCCGAATTGGTTCCACAGGAGCCAATCCCCGATCCGATCTACGAAGCTATTATGTCGCTCGTTCCGATGGTGTTTAACGCGCAGCAGACCACGAAGCGCAGTAATGAGGCCAAGTCGCAGTACCAGACGTTGACTGACCATGCGAATCTGCTGTTGCAGCCGTACATGCGGACACAGGGATTCACCTTCAGGTCCATCTGATGCAGCCCAAGAACCAGAATCTCAGCAAAACGTCGGAGTCGGAGTCGAAAAACTCTGAGAAGCCAATTCCCGGAGATAAACCGGAGTCTATCGTGGAACCTCCTGCCGAGGTGACGAAGCAGAAGGCCGCGAAGCAGATCAAGAAGCAGAAGCTCAAGAAATGAGACTGCTCACGGTGTCCGTCGTGGGTCAGCAGGGGTTGGAGAAATCCATCCGTGGGCTGGGCGAAGCACTGGACACGGTGAAGATACTGGATGAGGGTGCTGCCGTCATCTACAACCGGCTACGGTCTCGATTCCTGATTGAACAAGCACCAGACGGAACGAAGTGGCCACCCTCGCAGGCCGCGCTTCGCAGGGCACGTAGTGGCCGAGGGGGTGGGACGCTGTTCGATACGGGCAAGTTGTTTCGTAGCATCCAGTTGTATGCCGAGAGCCAGCACACCCGAGCGATTGGCACGAACGTCACGTCGCCCCAAGGGTTCCCCTATGCGGAGAAGCATCAGTTTGGTATTGGCTTCCCGCAGCGTCAGTTCTTAGGGTTTGCGGCTGAGGATATGGACCTGATGGCCCAAGTCATCATTCGACGCATCGCACAGGGATTACAGCAAGGAGCCAATCAAGGGAGTATTGGTCGTGCTTCTCCCACGTCAGGATTGCTGTAATGTCCAAACTCACTGAAGTGTTGGAGGAAGCTAGCACCCGACTCCTGACGTTGAACGCCCCACCGGTCAACCTGACGGGTAAGGTGGTGGTCGCCTACGATGAGAACGACTTGCTCGATGTGCTGAAGGGTGTCCGAGCGTATCCCGCTGTAGGCATCGTCTACGAAGGCATGCGGTCCATGTCTGAGGGTGGACCCACCGCGAAAGTGGGACTGTCTTGCGAGATTGTGCTGGCTTTTGTGTTGGTGGAGCGTGGAGACGAGATTCACGCCACGAACCAGAAGAAGGTCCGAGCGATTGAGTATCTGGACGCGATGCGGCTGATGTTCATGGGGAAGCGTAGCACGGTGACTCAGCACTTCTGGCACTTTATGGTAGAAGCGCCAGCCGCGCTGAGGTCGGGTGCAGTGTGTTGGGTGCAGCGGTGGAGTCTGCCGACGCAGTTACCCCATGAAGGCACAGCGACCAGTCCATCCCATCCATTTTTTCCCGCCAACTGTAAGTAGCCCTCGTATGCTCGTCTCCTGCATATTGCCGACGAAGAATCGTGCGGCGTTCATCCCGCAGGCTATTCGTTGTTATCAGTCGCAGACGTACCCACATAAAGAGTTAGTCATCATCGACAACGGGAACGATGGGACCGAGGCACTGATTCCCCCAGATGATCCGTCGATCCGGTACGGTCGGGTGGCAGGGAAGCGGACCACGGGGGACATGCGGAATTTGTGTGCCAGATACGCCAAGGGAGAAATCATCTGCCATTTCGACTCGGATGATTGGTCAGCCCCGGAGCGTGTGACAGATCAGGTCACACGGCTTGGTGAGTTTGGGGTGTTGACGGGCTATCACGACATGTTGTTCTATGACGTGCGGGATGGCAGGCTCTACCACTGGCATATGCAGTCACCTAATTGGTTCGCATTGGGCACGTCGTTGTGCTACCGCAGGGACTGGTGGCGTGGGCATCCGTTTGTGTCGTTGCAAATTGGTGAGGATATTCGATTCTTCCGTCAGGCCGCACGTGAAGCCAAACGGTTTGTATCGTCGGTGTCTGGTGGCCATATGATGGTGGCGCGAGTGCATGACTATCAGACCAGTAAGAAGTCACTCACGAAGATGAGCTACACGCCTATGCCCCCAACCGAGTTACCATCGGCTTTCCCATGCGGTTCAACATTGTCAGCAATCTAGCCACATGCTGAAAATCTATCGGTCCAGCCGAGCGTTGAAAGGTGACTTGGTAGGGCGGCAGTTTGGTCGGCTGATTGTCAAAGCCAAGGTCGAAGAAGGTTGGCGATGCCAGTGTGTTTGTGGGGCCATGAAGACTGTGGCTGCAAGTAATTTGCGATCAGGGAACGTGGCGAGTTGTGGGTGTCTGCGGAAAGAAACGAGTGCTGCAAATGCTAAGGCTACGACTTTCAAACGAAAGGGTCAGAAGCGTCCAGCGGTTGCAAAGGTGGGATCGGCTTTTCGGATTGTGTTAGGCACCTATCGGCTGTCTGCGAAGACACGGGGGCATACGTTTGAATTGTCCGAAGATGCTTTTAAGATACTAACGTCTGCGGTATGTTTCTATTGTGGCGCTTCACCTTCACGCGAGTCAAAGTCTTATGCAGGAGAGGTGTACCTGTTCAACGGCATTGATCGCATGGACAATGCCTTGGGGTATACCGTCAGTAACAGTGTGCCGTGTTGCTGGACGTGTAATGAACTGAAGGGATCTGAAAATTCAAAGGAGTTTATCGCTCATATTCTCAAAATTGCGGGGCATTGTGCGATTTAATTACATATCCAACCTCAGCAATGGCGCGGGACTTCAGCGGAACTATGAACTGCTGAAGCAGGCATTGCAGGCCCGTGGGCACTCGGTGCATGGTGTGCAGTTCAACGCCAAGCCGTTGGTGGTGCCACCGGCTGACATCAATATCTTCGATGAGGTGGTGACACCTCTCGCTTTCCGAGCCGCCAAGGTCCAGTGGGCGATGCCACATCCCGAGTGGTGGTTTGGGATGTGGGATCAGTATCGCTGGGACAAGATTCTGGCAAAAACACACGACTGTGAGCGTATTTTCCAAGCGAAAGTGGGCAACCGATGCCAGTACCTTGGATGGGTGGCCAAAGACTTGGCCCGACCGGGCATCCCGAAGGAACGCAAATTCCTCCATGTATCTGGGAAATCCTCGTTCAAGAACACACAGGCCGTGATTTTCGGGTGTCATCAGGCCGGTGTCCCGTTGACCGTGGTTGGAGAAAAGTCGGGTGGTGTTGCCCGAGTCTCCGAGCAAGAGTTGATTCACCTGATGAATTCGCACTTTTGCCATGTCATGCCGTCAGCCTATGAAGGCTACGGCCATGTGTTGCATGAATCCCAAAGTACAGGGCAGATTCTGATCACCACTGACGCTCCACCCATGAATGAAATACGCCCCGCATTTTACGTGCCCAGTGTGGGTGTCAGACCTCACCACGCAGGGATACTGCATCAGGTATTACCGGGTGATGTGGCGAAGGCCGTGAAGTACGTGATGGCGATGGAACAGACCGAGATAGATCGGGTGAGTGCCGACGCCCGAACGTCATACGATGAAGATGTCAAACAGTTCAATGTGGCGTTGGATAAGTTGGTGA